ACACCTACCAGTTTGCGTGGGTGATAGCGCACCTTGCAGGTGCATACAAGAACTCTACCCTGAACTTGGAAGTCAATGGCCCAGGTCAAGCTGTCATCAATGAACTCAGGAACTTGAAACGCTTGGCAACCTCTATGGGCGGGGCTACAGGGCGTGACTTGATGGATGTGTTGGGTAGCATGACAAACTACATCTGGAGGCGTAATGACACCCTTGGTGGCCTCTCCAACAGTATTGGATACCTCACCACTGCCAACAGCAAAGAACGCATGTTGCAGTACATGAAAGACTATTTTGAGCGGGGCATGATGGGCATTCTTAGCATGGATACCCTAGAAGAGATGAAAGGTATCGTGCGAGAAGGAGGCTTCTTAGGCGCACCTGGTCGTGGTAAAGATGACCGTGTGATTGCCTCTGCCCTTGCCGCCGTTGCCTACGCAGAACAGATTCAACCTAGATTGATAGCCCACAAGTTGTCTCGCAATGTGAGCGCAGCACAAGAGTCTTACAGCCCTGAGCAAATCGCTGTAGGCAGAAATGTCAGCGACTACTTAAAAAGAATAGGAATGTACGGTGCATGACCAATTAACAATTGTCTCCGTCTACGGTCACAATAACGGAGCATCTGCCATACCCTCCATCTCCCGCTCTATGCGTGAGTTGCCAGGCAGTCAAGGCTTACTCATCTCTATAGAAGAACCCCCAAACTTGCCAAGCAATGTAGTCTGGAAGCGTTGCCACAACATAGACTACTTAGGGTATTCCCTGTTTATGATGCACAGCCTGTATTCCTACATAGAAACAGACTACTGCCTGATTGTGCAAGACGATGGGTGGGTGCTTAACGGCAAGAACTTCAAACCTGAATACTATGACTACGATTACATAGGCGCACCCTCACACTGCGCTTTTGGTAACGGTACTCTGTACCTAAACTTTAACTGGACACAGGCAGCAGAGCCTATAAGCGTTGTACAGAATGGCGGGTTTTCCCTAAGAAGCAAGCGTTTCCTAGAAGCCTGTAACAAGCACGGCATCGTGCACTTGAACAGCAATGAGATACACGGGTGGAACGAAGATGCACAGTTGTCTGTCATCCTAAAGCCTGTGCTAGAGAGCTACGGCTACAAGTATTGCCCTATCGACATTGCCAAACACTTCAGCATGGAGTATGTAGGGTACGGTTTTCACGAAGATGGGTTTGATTTCTCAAGTTTGCTAGGCCACCATGCCCAAACAAGGAAACTTGCAACAGATAACCACATCGTTGTTCCCGCTGACCCTACCAAATCGTATGGGGAAGTTAAGTTTATGTTGTGGTTACAGACCCAAGGTTACACAGTGGAGTACAGATATGCCCCCGTTAAGCAAGCGTGAACTCACAAAACACATGCAACGCTTCTATGCAGACAAGGATAGAGGCATCTCTATAGCCCTTTTTGCCGAACTTGCAGGGATAAGTCATGGTCATTTCCATGATGTATTCATCTACAACGAAGAGCCACTGACAGAAAACGTGCAAAAACGGGTCAGTAAAGCCTACCAACAGTGGAAAGCGGGTAACGTGAAGATTATGAAACGCATAGATAACACCCGCTATGTGGACTACAGAAAGACATCTCAACCCGTTTTTAAGCCAAAAATGGGTCTGCAAGTGACCTCAGATGGCATAAAAATCAAAGTTGGGATGGCAAACAGGCACGATTACAGCGAAATTTCACTTGACGAAGCACTTAGGGGGTAAAAATGGGTATTTTGAGAGACTATTACTGCACAAACCACGGTATTTTTGAAGCATGGGAGCCTACATGCCCTATGAAACACTGCAAAGGTGAGCTATCTGTCGTTCACTTGAAGCCTGTAGGCACAAGGTCGGCAAAAACCTCTGCAACCGACAATAATTTGAAGCAACTTGCCATTGAGTACGACATGACGGACATTAAGTCCACAAAAGAGGGCGAACACCAGACTGGCTACATGAAACGCAAGAATAAGCTCACTGACAAGCAGTTTGCCGAGGCTACAGACGCAATTCAAGCAAATAATCAAAGACAAACCCGCCCTGGTGACTCCGTTATCTGGGGTGGAGGCGGCAATATCAACATGAAATCTGTCATGGGTGGACAATTTAAGTCTGTTGCTGGAGAATCCGTGGGAATTAACCCCAAAGCAGCGGGTGACTTGCAAGGCCCCCGTGCGAGTGTGGTAATGAATGACCACGAAAACTTACAGGTGAGAAAATGAGAATCCCTAAAGAACCCGTAGCCAGAGAACAGTTTTATTTAGACCTCATTGAAAAGTGCCTTGTCAGTCGTGAGCAACGCAAGGTTGACTACTCTTCTTTGCGTTCTTACTACCTGTTTGGCAATGCGCCTGATGACGTTCCCGCCATCTACAACAAAATCTACCCGCACATCGACCAACTGACCTCGTTCCTGTACTCAGCAGAAACCACCAAGTTCTCTATCCACACAGGTGCGTCTGTTGCAGATGAGGAACAAATCAAAGTTCCTACATTGAGCAAAGCACTCAACGATGAGTGGCTTAACAGCAATGCCGACCAAGTGTTTTCAACCGCAGTTACTTGGTCACTTTGCTATAACTCCACCTTTGTCAAACTGGTCATCAACAACGGCATCCACCCCTACATGGTAGAACCCGCCTGTATAGGCGTGTTGCGTGAAGACAGTGCCTACACTGACAGACAAGAAGCCTTAGTCCACTCCTACTACATCACCAAGTCGGAGTTATTTGACAGGCTCTACAGTCACCCCCAAAGAGACAGCATTGTCAAGCGAGTCATGTCTACTGAGCATGAGCGCACAGAGATTGCCAACGGCATCCAACGCATCATCCTCTCTCAAACCAACCCGTCCATGTACGGTAACGTCAACTTAGACCTGTCTGGCAACCCAACCTATAAAGCCCAAGTCTCTGAAGGCACAATTGAAATGATTGAGCTTTGGGTGTGGAATGATGAGACTAAAGACTATCAGGTGGTTACAAAGGCTGACCCCAACGTCATCATCTATGACCGTACAGGCGAGTCCATGTTCTTGAAAGGCGAGTTGCCTTTTATTCAAATCTGCCCCAACCCGCTGTATGACTACTATTGGGGAGGCTCAGAAGTTCAACGCTTGGTCTATCTCCAGCAGTTACGCAACAAGCGCATGACTGAGATTCTTGACTTGCTCTCTAAACAAGTCAGCCCACCTACCGCCCTGATTGGCTTTACAGGCATTTTGGATGAGAAGAACTTTGCTCTCAACCGTGCGGGTGGTTTGTTGGCAACCGATATGCCAAACGCCAAAGTAGAGAAGTTAGCACCCACTATCCCACCTGATTTATTCCGAGAAATTGGTGAAGTTGACCTGATGTTTGAAGAGGCATCTGGCATCGTTTCTGTCTTGCAAGGCCGTGGTGAAGCGGGTGTGCGCTCTTCAGGACATGCCTCACAACTTGCCCGTCTAGGTTCAAGCAGAGCCAAGAAACGTGCGCTTGTCATTGAGGACAGCTTAGAGAAGATGGCAACCTTGTATCTCAAGTGTATGCAGGTCTACGACAACACCCACTACACAGACGCACAAGGACGCAAGTTCATTGCCGAACAGTTCACAAAAGACTTTGTGGTGAAAGTAGACGCTCACTCTAATTCACCCATCTTCATGGAAGACAGCCGCAAGATGGCGTTTGAGTTGTTCCAAGCTGGCGTGATTGACAAAGAGTCCTTGCTTGACATGATTGAACCTCCAATGAAACAATTGTTGCTAGAAAGACTCAGAAAAGCAGAGGAAAAGCAAGCTGCTCAACAAGCTATGGAGCAACAAGCGCAGCAAATGCAACCTCCAAAGGCAGAAGGTAAACCAGACTTAAAAAAGGTGGGATGATGGCTCCAAACAATACTGGCATGACACAACCTACGGCAGACCAACCAAGGGTTGACACCGCTTCTTTGAAAAGAAACGAAGCGAGTCCTAACTTGACTTTGCGTCAAACTGGGTATAAAACCTCATACGGAAGGAGTCAAAGGGATTCCAACCGCAAACAATATGGGAGTTCAAGATGAATATGAAACCAAAAAGCGGTCGTAAGTGCCGTCGTTAATCAGGATTCCGTGAGGAATGGGTATGGCTGCCTCCCCTTTGTAGGTGGCCTTGTAAAAAGGAAATGTCATGATGTACGGAAAAGCAAAAATGGCTCCCAAAATGGCTCGTATGGGACGCAAAGCCCGTAAAGGTCGCAAGTAATGTCTACAGAGGGCTGACAAAAAATGCCCTCTACCTATTGACAAGATGTTTGTAAGTGGTTACAAACACGGCAAGGAGTGATTATGAGTGTTCCACCAGATAAGTTGATGGAGTTAATGCGAGGTAGCCAAGCGGCTGCGGGCACACCCACCCCTAATGAAAAAGAAGAACCAGAAGAAGCAGAAGGTATGGAGGAGCAAGAAGCCCCTCCGATGGCTTCTCCAATGTCTACTCCAGAACCCAAGATGGGAAACAAAGAAGCCGCACTTATTAACATAAGTATGGCTATTGACTTGCTTGAGCAATCTCTTCCCGCTTTTGGCTCAGTTTCTGAGGAGGGGAAGAAAACCCTCAACGCTATTCGTGCACTCAGTGGGTTGATTGGTCAGAAAAAAGGCAAAACTGACGAATTACAGCAATCTGAGATTCTTCAGTTAATGCAAACCTTGCCACAGGCGGGTGGTGCTACCCCTGAAGGCAGAGCAATGGCTCAAGCACCTATCCCTGGTATGCCTCCCGCTGGCGGTATGCCTCCCCCCCCACCCATGTAAGGAGAAAATTTTGGAACTATTCAAACCCCGTGCGGCAGCAGCACCTCGTAAACCAACAGACAACAACCAACAAAATGGCGTTGTCACCAACACTCCACGTTTCTCTCAGTTCGGTGGCTTGAGTGGCCCCAACAAAGTGAACAAGTCCAGCATGGCTGTCCAAAAGCCAGGTGACGGTAAGCGTGTCATTTAATCGTATAAAGAGGGTAACTTTATGTCACTAGAAAATCTTTCCTTAGAAGCCCGTGATGAGTTGGCTGCACTTGCTCAAACTCTTGCGGAAAACCCTGATACTCGCAAAGACTTCTTGCGTATGACCAAGAAGGTCAAACCAGACCTTCCTATTCCTGAACTTGACATTGAAGATTACACACACAGAGCGGTCAGCCGTTCCGAAGACCGTGTGCAAGCCTTGGAAGCCAAGTTGCGTGAGAAAGAAGCGATTGAAGAACTTAACAATCGCAGACAGAGCTTGATGAAAAAGGGTTTGATTTCTAACGAATCAGAAGTTGGTGACGTAGAAAAAATCATGTTGGAGCGTGGTATCACAAATCACGAAACAGCAGCCGAATACCATCAGTGGATGAAGCAAGCCGCAGTGCCGACTTCATCTGGATACAACCCAAGTGCTGTCAAGCAATTTGACTTGAACAAGTATTGGAAGAATCCAGCAGCCGCTGCTCGTAATGAGGCAATGAATGCGCTCAATGACTTGCGTAAACCGCATCGTCCTATTGGGTTGTAAGAGGGTAGTTTTTTTTCATAGGAGGCCTTATGGCTATTGGCGGCGGCATCCTACCAGCAACAGGGTCAGCACAGTTCA